ATTGCACACCGCTTGAACGGTTGCGTCCTCACCAGAGATGTCTGTGTCACCCCAAGTATCTCCTGTTTTTGTGCGGCAGTGTAAAACGTGTCGATGGTAGTTGCGGCTAATTTCCACACCATCATCTTTTACGATTGTTGCCTTGCGAACTTGGACGTTTTTGTGTTCGCCTCTAACTTCGCAGTCATATTCAAATTCTTTAGTTAAACTCATTTGTTTTCTCCTAACCTGTAGTCTTATATGTCGCAGAAAAATATAAATATCTACCTGAACCAGCGTTGTGTTGTACTAAACTCCATCCACTATCTTGTACGCTTTGATAAAATTGAATAGTCGCATTATTAACGTAAACAGCTACATTCACGACATTATCAGCATGGTCGGCAGAATTGTGAAACATAACATCACCGCTTGCGGTAACTGTAACATCTCCCGAATATGGCAATCCAGTTATTGAGATTGCTCCAGATGCCCCAGTAGAATTAAAGTTATTCATCTGAACACGGATATGAACTAGGTCGCCGATTTTTGTATAAGTCCCTGTTGCTGTAACTGCGGAGCTTGGGTCTGAACCAGATATATGAGAAAGCGTTGCTGTCCACGTACCCTCTTCATAATCATCCAGTGCATTGGCGGCGGCTGTGTCTCCGTTGAAGGTTATGCCACCGCCATTCAACATACGAATTTTTTCGCCGCCAGTATAATTGTGAAAAACGTGTTCGTAACCTGATACATAATTCAATTGGTTGGCTGTAATCCCAAATCCATACGAATTACCAAATAAACCTATATGGTTTGTGATATCGACTGCGCTTGCGCCAACAGTGCTACCTAAACTAAGTTTAGTGGGTGGGGTTGTTTCGCCCACCCCAACTCTATTATTCGTGCTGTCAACAACTAGCGTGCTAGTATCAACGGTAAGGTCGCCGCCTACTGTTGCAGAGGTAGTTACATCAAATGAATTAGACTTTGTTAAATCAATAACATCAACGGGCTTCTTGCCAACATATGCCATTAAGTAATCTCCAGAATACTAAGTGAAACATCTGCAGAACTTGCAGTATCGCTTGTTACCTTAAGAACATCATCAGCCTCCAAAACAACCTTCTGGTCGCCACCCACTACAACTAGTGAGCTTCCTACAGGAACTGGAGCAGCCTTAACTACATAAATATTATCACCATCATTATTTTCTATCTGAACGTCTACTGCTATTTGAGATGCAACTATGTTTGCAATTGCCAAACCAATAATAGTTGTCTCTGTAGAAGCAGGACAAGTATAAATGGTAGCAGCACCAGTGCCTACTCCAGTGTCTGTTTTTAATTTGAACGCATTAGCCATATCGTATTATACTCCATAAATTATCCCAATGCAATGGCAAATGCCACAGCAGCAGCATTAGCATTACTAATACTTGTAGCCATGGTCGCACTTAGTGCTGCTATTGCTGTATTGCTATTTCCAACGCTTGTTGCCATAGTTGCACTCAATGCAGTTATTGCTGAATTACTATTACTAATACTGGTTGCCAGTGTTGCAGAGGTAGCTGCAAAAGTACTTGACACTCCTGCTATTCTAGTTTCAAGTGTTGCAGATGTTCCTGCGCTTGCGTAGGCTCCTGCAGAAATAGCAGTATTAATAGATGTAATAGAATCAAGATTTGTTTTTGTAAGAACAGATACTGCTGCAATTCTTGTTTCTAAAGCTGCTGATACAGATGCAATACTTGTTGCCATTGTATTACTTACAGTTGCAATACGGCTTTCCAGTGTAGCAGATAGAGTGGTTATAAGGCTTGTATTAGCTGCTACACTAGTTTGTAATACTGCAATAGCAGAAGTATTTGCAGCAATAGCAGAAGCATTAGTGGCTGTTACTAGTGCCTTAACTGCAGATACTTCTGCACTTACAGCTGCAATTCGTGTTTCAAGCGTAGCAGATAGTGCTGTAATAAGACTTGTGTTAGCAGCAATGCTGACCTTATTTACAGATGTAAGCGCAGATACTGCAGCAATACGAGACTCTAATGTAGCAGATGTAGCTGCAAATGTAGAGCTAACATCCGCAATACGAGTTTCCAAAGTTCCTGACAGTGCTGTAATGAGACTTGTGTTAGCAGCAATGCTGACCTTATTTACAGACGTAAGAGCCGATACTGCAGCAATGCGAGACTCTAGTGTAGCAGAGGTTGAAGCAAAAGTAGAGCTTACTCCTGCAATACGTGATTCAAGAGCAGCCGATACATTGGCAATACTTGTCGCCATTGTACTAGAAACATTAGCAATACTTGTCGCCATTGTACTAGAAACATTTGCAATAGATGTCTGCAATGCTACATTAGTAGTTGACAAGGTAGCAGAAACTGTGTTAATATTAGTCTGCAAAGCTGCAGAGGTTGAAGCAAATGTAGAACTTACTCCTGCTATTCTAGTTTCTAGTGTAGCAGATAAAGCAGCAACTGTAGAAGATGTAGCAGCAGGCTCACCAGCAACCAATATATTTGTGGCATCTACTGTTGTTGCACTTATTGTGCCAGCACTAACAGTTGTTGCAAAAAAATTACCAGTACGTAAACTACTAACACTTACATCTTGAAATATAAGATTGGTAGCATTTAATGTGCTGGTAGTAATACTTGTAGCTACAATATTTGTAGTCTGTAGATTAGCTGGTTGAAATGTACCATCAACCTTTAAACTACCAGCAATGCTTACATTGCCAGTAAATGCAGCAGAAGTTTGAGAAAGTTTTAGTGGAGAGTTAGTACCAGCACCATCTTGAACACGGCGCAATGTTTCATCTATGCCACTATTAGAAGCACTAGAATTAATCTGTAGCAAATCCTTATAGGTATTTGCAATCTTCTTACCTGTTAAGTCTGCCATCTATACTGTATTCCAATTTATATCTGATAATTCCCACTGATAAATAATTGTGTGTCGTTCAGTGGCATCTTCCCAGTTAATGTTCCTATCAATGTTAGGGTCAGGTCTTGCATTCATTACAAAGTTACTTCTGTCCCGCATATCAGGCGTTTTATTTTGAAAGTGGTTTACCCTGTCATACGCCCCGTCCCAATCTGATGGACATACCCACAGCCCAAAGCTATTCTTTCGTAGCCTACTGCGAGGATAAGAAAAACCGCATACATCACATTCTGCTTTAACATGCTTGCCTCGTGCCATCTATAAACTTGGTAGCCACGCCGACACTGCTACTGCAGAAACAAGTGAGGGTCGTTGTGGTCTAGCATCCTTAATATTTTCGTTATCACTTACTATTCCTATTCTATTTTGTGGATGATTTTGTTTATCATACTTACCTTCGTAATCCATAGGGCAAACCATCATGCCATAGCTATTCTTTTTTAAATCTTTTAATGGATATCGAAAGCCGCAGATATCACAAATTCCTAATGCCTTAGTTGCTCCCATTATCTATAATTCAGACGAGGCGTAAGGTACATGCTTGCACGTTCTTTATCTTCCTCTTGCGCTCGTAACAGCCTTTCTTCATATTCCGTTTTCAACATTTGGATTCTGCCCATGTCTACACCTGGTCGCTTCATTGACATAAAGTATGCTGTACCTGCAGTAAGGCAGGGATAGAAACGGCGAGAAATGTCTGCAGTTTGTGAAGACCGTGATACATCTTGGAAATATTTTACAGTCTCAAACTTAATTTGGTCTGTATTATTTTCTGGTACAGGCCATAAATACACAACAGGATTGTCACGCTCTCTTCGTACTGCATACTGTGTCGGGCGACCTGTTTGACCCTTGCGTGGAATCTTAAGATACTCTTCCATACTAATACGCTCTAGCTGCAAATCAGTATTGTCTCTATTAACCACTGCTTCAATCACATCAATGTTATGTGAATCGAGACTGTAGGTTGTAACACTGGTTGACACGGACACCGCCGTGGTATTGATAGTCCAAAGTTGGATACCACGGTTTTGCCAATCTTGTAGGAGGAGATTTATAGAACGACGTGCAGAGCGAGGCTCCTCACCCAGCGTGGGTTCACCACCAATCATTTCCATTGCTTCTTGGATTACTTCATCAATATCCATTGAAAAGCTATATGTTCCTGATGTTGCCATTACTACTTATCCTTTTCCTTATTTTTTTCGTGACATTTACATTTGCAGTTCTCTTTGCCGCAAGTTTTTTTAGAGTCAACATTATGATATACTTTGTGCATAATTTTATTCATTGGTTTAAACCAAAAATACTTTTCTCTATTTCGCAATGCCATTACTTCCTACGTTTAGTGCGACCAGCCCTATTACGACTTACGCCTCTTGGACGCTTCAAGCCAGTAGTTCGTTTTTTAAGACCACCTGCCTTTCTAATCTGCTGACTGGTCGCTGCCCTAGTTATTGTCATTACCACTTAACCTTATGTGACCAATACTTTGCACTAAGCTTTGTTGTTGGTTTGCCTTGTGCATCGTGACGAGCATAGTAAGACCTCTTACGTGCCTTATCTTTTGCAGTCTTTGGATTTTTACCTGCACCCTTTACACCCTGCTGACCAAAACGAACTAAACGAACCTTGTCACCTTCTTTTGCAAGAACTGCATGGCTTTTAGTTTTATGACCAGGGGTACGCTTTGGTTTATTATACCCAGAGAATCTCTCGCCTCGATAATTAATTGCCATTAATACAACCTATTATGTCCTGACTGTGGCTTCTTTTTCATCTTACCACCAGCTTTGTAGCCTTTGCTTTTCATCTTGCCGCCAGCCTTGTAGCCTTTGCTTTTTATTTTGCCACCTGCTTTAAAAGTGTCACCTGGCATTGTACCTCTTTGATAACCACCGCCCAAAAGAAGACCTCCAAACAAATCACGGTTTTTAGTTTCCTTTTTCTTATTTTGTGATTTTTTTGGACCTGCTTTTTTCTTAAGTTCTAAAGCTTTTTCTTGCTTAACTTTGCCGCCACCAGCATAGCCTTTGCTTTTCATTTTGCCGCCAGCTTTGTAGCCTTTGCTTTTCATTTTGCCGCCAGCTTTGTAGCCTTTGCTTTTCATCTTGCCGCCAGCCTTACGGTAGCTACGAGACACGCCTTCTGCATCTTTAGTAGCAAAGCCCATTGATTCAAGAAATGCTTTTCGTTCTTTTGCAGACATGGACTTAAGAATTTTTTCCATAGCGTCCATTTTGCCGCCCTTCTTTTTTGATATAGCCATTTTAAATATCTCCTAATATAATCTGTTGTGTCCTGAAATTTTGCCACCTTTTGCGGCCTTACGATACTTTGCAGTTTTCTTTGCTATAGCTTGAGGTTGCTTAACAAACTGCTTTCCTTGTTTAGTTCCTTTTCTTTTTGCTCTCGATGTTGCCGCATATTCTGCTGGGGTGAGTGCCTTAATAGCCGCTTCTGGTAAGTACCTTTCGCCAGTCTTGCTTGACTTCTTGCCACTCTTAGTTCTCCACTTCTGTTTTGTCCATCTGTCGAGAGACTGTTGAGATTTGCTTTTTGCCATTTAACATACTACGACTTGTAGCCTCCACCTTTTGCTTTATATTCTTTAGCCAACATTTGTGCTTTACGTGCCGACCACTGACCAGGTGCGCCACCCTTACTACCTGCTTTAATTTTATTAAAAAGGTTTTTACGCATCGTAGGTTTAGTATAGTTACCTGCTTCATTTACTTTGCTTTTAGCTTTACCACCCCTTTTTAGTTTTACACTAGACAAAATTTTGGCTTGTTTAGCATGAGTCTTACTTGCTTTCTTTAAACCTTTAGCTACTTTTTTAATTTTACTAGCAGTTTGTTTTTTACGTTTAACAGCCATTAGTAAATCTCACCGCCTTTTCCTTTAAGACGAGCAGCCTCTTCTTTAGCCATATCATCTAAAAACTTTTGTTTATTTCTAATTTGTGCTTCATAAGCTCTTGCACCTTGTGAAGGTGTACCACGTGTACTTCCCTTACTTGTAGAGCCAGCAGTTACTTTGCCACCTGTTTGTTTGTAACCCATGCGATTACGAACTTTAGTTGGAAGTTTTGCTAGACCTGGGTTATCTGCTGGAACATCTTTCATAATTTTACCACCTCTATTTCTATTTAAAGGAAGGATGTCTTGCATACCATATTGTTTATAATGTCTTTCAAGTGCCTGTTCTTTAGCCTCTTTAGATTTATAAGTTTTATTTCTTATTTTTCTTTCTTCTGCTTTAAACTCTTTTTTTAAATTACTTATAACTTCTTCAGCTTTATCTCTACCCAAGGTTTTCTTTAATCTTTCATATTGAGGTGCGCCTGTGCCTTGTATATCAGCATCACCTAAAACAGTTTTTCTAAATTTTGAAGGTAGGCCAGTTTTATCTACACTTGCTTTCTTAATATTGCGTCTTAATGCTTTTCTAATACTTTTTACCATTATCTCATTGCCTTTCCAAAACCACGAGTTGCAGCACCTACGCCACGGGGTTTACTTTTTATTCTGCCACCTATTTGTTTAAATGTTTTTTTCTGACCTTTAACTGGATTTGTTACACCAGACATATCTTTTGCTGTTCTACTTTGATTTCTACTTCCCACTTTTGATTTTAATACGCCAGTAACCTCCCCTGTTTTTGGGTCTTTTACTTTTTCAGTAAGCTCTCCTTTAGGACTACGCCTTTTTAATTCTGCTACCTGCGCCTTTATTCTTCTATCTTTTGGTGTTGAATTTCTAGCAATAAAATTTCTTGCTGCTTGCTCCATCATACGGTCTGATGGATTGCCTATTATCTCTCCATCCGCAGTAATTGTATTTCCCGTTGGTTTTCCGTAAGCATCAACTTTAATTTTATTTCCCCTAAAGTCTTTTTGATTTTTATATTCACTTGTTGCGGTAGCTTGTCTACCACCAGCTTTTTCAGAACCTGCAAGAGATACACCTTTAGCCTTACTCTTTTTTTGCTGTTGTGTTTTTTGAATAGATTTTTGAACTGCCTTTGTATCAGCCTCTTGTGTTTTATTATAATTTTTAAGCCATTTTCTTTCTGCAGCAGTAATTGTTCCTTTTTCTTCTTTAGTTTCTAGTTCAGCCGCTTTCTTTTGTCTGGCTTTTTGTGTTTTAGACATACTAGCTTTAACAATACTTTCTTCAGCAGCAACTGATTTTTTACCTACATTTGCATTACCAAAACCAGGAGAGTCTGAATAGGATGCACCAGAAAGAGGCTCTGTTCTAGCCGCTTCTTTAAATTTTCCCTCTCCTTTGGTTGCGTCAGAAATTACTTTTTGAAGTTGAGTTCCCTTTTTAGCAATTTTTTTGGCAACTCTTTTTTTACCAGCCATTATGGTGTTCCTCCTAATGTATTTTCACCGACCTTAGAAGCAGGTGCTTCCATATCGTCACGTCTTGTTCTACGTGCTTGGTTTCTTAATGCTTCAATTGCGTTTTGATAACGCTGTTCATAATATGTGCTTACTGAAAAGTTTTTCATAAAGTCACCTGCCTCGACCATGCAACCATAAAACAAGGCATCATAGCAAAAGTCAGAAAAGTAATTATTAGGATTTGCGCTGGTTAGTGTAGTTGGTCTAGCGACATATACAAGTTCCCCACCGTAAGTAGCACTTGCAGTAGGAGCAACGATAACATTGGTGTTTGTTCTCTTTGCATAATATTTTGGAGTTCCTGTACTTGCACTGACAGGCCAGTAATCACTAATAAACTCGTCTGTTCTTTGCAATAAATTAATTTTAGTTCCGCTATCTTCAATACGAAGATTCTTTACATAACGTGTTCCAGAAGGAAGAGTAAGTTCATTTTTTCCTGCGGATAGTGTAACTGATGTAATTGTTACCAAGCCATAATCATCTAGTGTTTTAGTTAACCGTTCTTCTACACGATTAACCATTCTAGGTATAGCCGAGACAAATTCAGTGCCATCGTTTTCACTGGCCTCAATAATGTCGGTAACAAGC